ATGTCAAAAGAGATAAGCGAATTACAGTTTAGTCTTCACTATGCCTCAGAAACAGACAGTGAAAAGAATACCTCCGTCATTTTAACGGCGAATATCCATACGGCTGATAGTGAAACTCAACAACTCACACAACTAATTTGCACGACATCTCCCACAGGTAAAAAGCAATATCGAATCGGCACACAAAAGATTAATGATGCAGGTGACCCATTGCTGGTGGCGATTGAATCTTATTGGCGCAAAAACACGCAAGAGAGTTGTGTTTATTTGTTAGAGAAAGCGAAGCAATTTATTCAGGGACACTTACAACAAACGAATACATGGATATCCATGTACGGCCTTGTGATTGTTTCTAATGCGTCACTTGAAGAGCAGTTGCCTGAAGGTTTATTAAAGGTACTTAAAGTATCAATACCCGCCTAATTTTTTATCGTTTCATTTTTAACTCTCACACTAATCATCAACGGACACTCCTCTGAGGGTGACTATGCGTATGGATAAATTAACCAATGTTACTTACGGAACCGCAGGCTTAACGGCATTTTTTGCCAGTCTTTCGTTATATGAATGGGGATTTGTTATCGGGATGGCGTTTAGCATGGTTTTAGGTTTAGCCACTTATTTTATGACTCGTCGAGAGCAACGAAAACGCACTCAATTATTTGAAGAGCTTGTTCGTCATGTTGACCCACAAAACCCAACTGAAACCCTAAAAAGGCTTGCTGAATTAATGGTGAAAGCGCCAAAGGATATTTAATGTCTCTCAAACAGAAAATAGCGGCGCTAACAACTGCGGGAGCCACAGCAATCGCGTTAGTAGTAATAGCCCATTTTGAAGGTGTGCGTTATGAACCTTATCGTGATGTGGCAGGTGTTTTGACGGTTTGTTATGGGCATACAGGCAAAGACATTATTCAAGGTAAGAGATACACACAACAAGAATGTGATGCATTATTACAAAACGATTTTATTAAGACACAACGGCAAGTCGATGTATTAATCAAAGTACCACTCGATGACCACACCAAAGCCGCTTTATATTCCTTTGCTTTTAATGTGGGTACAACCGCATTTGCTCGCTCAACATTACTTAAGAAACTAAATGCGGGTGATAGAGCGGGTGCCTGTGAAGAAATGAAACGTTGGGTATATGCAGGCGGAAAGGTTTGGCGAGGGCTTGTCAGTCGTCGAGAGGCGGAGTCAGCACTATGTCATGGAAACCTTTAATCATCATTATCAGCTTTATCCTCATATTATTCATCACTGTCGTTGGTGGTATTTATCTCTTGATTGATAACACATGTACTAAAGATCACGTTAGTTTAGAAAAACGCTGTCAGATTGCACTCTCATATCATCGGTACTAATCATGAAATATGGAAAACTCTATGCCGTCATTGCGATGGTGGGCATTATTGTGGGTAGCTATTGGGTGATTAATTGGCAAGCTAACAGAATTACCACACTGACAGATACCAACAAAAAACTAACTGTGGCTCTCGAAGAACAGAAGTCTATTAATACTGATTATCAAGCACGCATAATGCGATTAAACCAACTGGATATTCAATATACGCAGGAGTTAGCGAATGCTAAGAAAGAAATTAGTCGCTTGCGTGATATTAGTGAGCGTCATCCTGAGCGGGTGTACATCAAAGCAGAGTGTCCCAAAAGCACAACCACTTCCGCCACCAGCTTGGCTTATGCAACCACCGCCCGACCTACTGACACCGCTATCCGAAATTATTGGTTACTCAGAGAGCGAATTGCAGAGTCAGAGCAAGTGATTAAAGGGTTGCAGGATTATATTAGGCAGGAGTGTATCAACTAAAAATAACTCTCCCTATTGAGAGGATTCTTAGATTTATAAAGAATAATTACTGTATATTTATACAGTCAATTAAGACGGAACTTAATTATAAATCTAGGAGATATAATATGACTGATACACAAAATTCTTATAAAGATGAATACACTATTTTATCTGGCACTAATAAGGAAGCTGTATTTACAAAGAATAATCAAAAAATTTACTGTAAAGGCACACAGGCAACGATTATTAGCACAGGCAATGAAGTGGAGTTAGTTGATAATTACAGTGGTGATAACGGACATTTTAAAGAAGATCATGTTGGTGATTCAGATACCTTGCATGGAGATAATTCATTTTTTATTTCTACTGGTAATGATGTAAAAATTAGTGCTGGTAAGAACTCACATTCTTTTGCAACAGGTGATAGAAGTGATATTGATTATAATGAGTGCTCTATAAGTAATAGTGATAATTTATCCGCAAAATATAATTTTGGAAAAGTTTGTGCTGTTATTACTGGTAATGAATCACGGATTTCTTCGCCTGATCATTTAGAAAAAGCAATACTATTATCTACAGGTGATGATAATCAGATCGTTGGTTTTAAAGGAACTAATTCTATTTTAGCCGGTAATAGTAATATTTTTGAGACTGAGTCATTTTCTGATAAGTCGGTGATCAATTATGGGAAAGACTCAAAAATTATTGCTGATGGCGGAGTGTTTATTGATTTAGGTGAAAATACAAAGATCCATACAAGTGGTGAAGCGGTTATTTTTACTAAACCAGGTGCCGAAATAGAAGTGTTCTATCTTCAGGAAGAGGACAATAGCGTAATTATTACAGCATATTTTGACGAAAAAACTTGGTTATCTTCTGAAGATAATGAGGTGAGTCGTATTGTACAAATGTATCATTGTAATATTGATTTTTTTGCAGGAAAAACCTATAAAGTCGGTGAAAAAGGCGAATTAATCGATATCACTCCAACTAAGTAATAATCCAGTCTAAATACCATATAGCCTCGCAATAGCGAGGCTTTTTTATGGATGCAATTCCGCCAATAGGGGGTGATTCCATCTTGACTGCTAGGAACAGACTAGAAGTGGCTTAGCAGTGTATCGCTAAGCTGCGAACTCTACGCATTTCATCGCGCATTCACCGCGCAATAAAAACACTCACAGAACCTTACAGAAAGTCGAACCTGAGAAAAACCGTTAATGGTGTTTTCTGTGGGGCGGTTATTTCTGGTGAACCGGTTCGCTTTTCTATAAGGATTTACACCATGAGCAAATCATTAGTTTTCAAAGGTAACGAAATTACTCCATTTGATAATGGAGACGGGAGGATCTGGTTTAAGAGTAAACACATGGCAGAACTTTTGGAGTATGCCGATGAAAAATCAGTAAACAGGCTCTACAATCGAAATAAAGATGAGTTTAGTCAAGATATGACCCTAGTGGTCACCGTGACCTCTCGCAATAAAAACAATGTGATACAACATAATAGAACTCGTATTTTCTCATCAAGAGGTGCTCATTTGCTTGGTATGTTAGCTGATACCAAAATTGCGAAGGCATTACGAAAATGGTTATTAGATTTAGCAGACAAAGAATCCAAGATGCCTGTGATTGTTTCAGGGTACACGATCCGACAGCTTCAAGATATTATCTCTCAAGCAAGAAAGGTATCCGATGATGACTCATCAGATGCAGGATTTAGACTAAGAAAGCGTAGAGATGATCTTCCAATGATTGAAAAAGCTGAGGCATTTATAAAAGGACTTGGTCAAATTGGCTTTGAATTAGTCGGTGGTGGGAAGTGAGTAGGACATGAGAAGTAGTAAATATTACACTGTTCAAAACTGAGCCAACTGATTTAATTAACATTTAACGATGAATAGGCCCTAGTGGCCTTTTTTATTATATACTACTGAAATAATCAGGTGCGCGAGATGGCTGGAGGAAACTCCCGACGGGACAAAGCGTGACACGCCTATACTGAACAGTGGTGGCCGTGACCAATACTGCGTCGGACGAGGGTTCGAATCCCTCCCTGATTACCAACCACATGAAGAACACTATTACCTCGCCAAGCGAGGTTTTTTATTGGGTGGAATAAATCAATTGGAGGCACTGTGATTAGTATTAGTAAGTTGTATTTCAATATCCAAATTTTATTTTATGGTAAACAATGACAAGTCCCAGAATTGCGGGCATAACTTGCAATATAAATCTACATAGATAGTAATTAACTGTATCTCGCTCAAAGTTGGTGAGAGCGGCTTGAATAAAAATAAATGCTGAAATTCCATATGCTGCAGATAATTCAAAGCTATCATGATGAAATAAATATATGGAATATATAAGGGATATTAAATAACCAATACATCCAATAACAAATAATAATGATTTAACTTTCATTTGTTTGTTTGCAAACATCGGATCTTTATCTTTCATAATCAATAACTCCAAGAGAAAAATTAATGGCACTCACCGATAAACAAGAAATGTTTTGTCGCGAGTACCTCATCGATTTAAACGCTACACAAGCGGCTATTCGTGCGGGGTACAGCGAGAAAACTGCAAACCGCACTGCATCAGAAAACCTGTCAAAACCTGATATACAGTTAAGAACATCTGAACTATTGAAGAAAAGAGGTGATCGCCTTCAGATAGATGCTGATTATGTACTCAAGCGTTTAGTTGAAATTGACCAAATGGATGTATTGGACATTCTTCGGGATGACGGAAAGCTTAAGCCAGTTAGTGAATGGCCTAAAACATGGCGCAAAACATTATCTGGACTTGATATTTCCACGACAATTCGTGATTACGATGAAAGCATTGAAGAAACCATTCTCAAGAAAATCAAATGGCCTGACAAAGTGAAAAATCTTGAGTTACTAGGTAAACACGTCAAAGTTCAGGCGTTCAAAGAACAAATTGAGCAGAAGGTCGAAGCCACACACAACATTATGCCCGTTCCATCTTGTGACAATGTGGATGACTGGGAAAAGGCTGCACAACAGCAACAAGGTGAGGTACTAGGTGGATGAATTACAACGTAATCTGGAAGCCTTTACCCGGCTCTCAATCCTTATCACTAAGTTGCCCATGTAATGAAATTTTATATGAAGGAACACGAGGACCCGGTAAAACAGCTGCCCAATTAGCGAGATTTAGGCGCAATGTCGGCGTTGGTTATGGCTCATTCTGGCGAGGCGTTATATTTGATACGGAATACAAAAACCTTGCAGACATCATTACGCAATCCAAACGTATGTACCGGCTATTTAAAGATGGTGCTCGCTTTCTTGCTTCGGCATCTGAATTGCGTTGGGTGTGGCCGACAGGTGAGGAGTTATTATTCCGTTTTGGCAAAGAAGCGGATGATTATTGGGATTATCACGGACAGGAGTTTCCTTTTATTGGTTTTAACGAATTAACCAAGCAAAAATCAGCCGATTTTTATGAGGCAATGTTTTCTTGTAGACGTTCGTCTTTTAGGCCTGAAGATTATCCTCTTGAAAATGGCTTATTGTTAAAGCCCATTCCTTTAGAAACATTCAGTACTTGTACTTGGTTTTAACTCAGACGCAGGATGGGGCGGTGTTGATGGCGGTATTGAAATACCACTCGATGTCAATAAACAGCCACTGATATGGGTTAATTCTAAAATCAACAAAGACGGTTCTATTCTCGTTAAAACGTATCACCGTACTCACCCTAACGCACCTGAGTTCGCCCGTAATGATATTGACGGTTACAACGACGGCGACCCAATTGATATCCCTGATGGTCGTTTTATTTCCGTGCGTGTACAGATGCCAGCGCAATCAATCTATAACGTGAGAATGCGTGAAATGGAAGAAGCGCAGAAAGAGGAAGAGGAGCGCAGGCAAAAAGAAGAGGATTAATTGTGATGTTGTTAAAAGGACTGTACTGATTAACTATTTCACCCGTTTAGCATAGAGTGGTTTATCTACAGTAATATTTACTATACTACCTTTTCACGAGATCTATGTTTTTATCATCGTTTTCATCATTATTTTTAGATAGGAACCATTGCAAGAGAGCTCTTTCGGGTATCTTATTATATTTTTCAGTATTTAAATTACTATCAGGGAACGGTGACGTGATGGATTTTATATGAGGTATATTATCAATAACCTTCAAGTCACCATCATATTTACCCTGTTGTTTTTCAAGTATTTTTATATTTCCATTTATATTGCTTAATTGAGCACTATCATATAAATTTACGTTTGGTGTAATTCCGGCATGGCGTAATGCTTTCCATGTGAAATCGATACAGCTATTTGTTATACCGTTATAATATAAATTGAAGTAGGTTTCTGATTTATTAACTGCCATCTCACCAAATTCAAATATCTTATTATATTGTTGTTTTGTGACTTCAATTGTTCGATTGTAATATGGATTTTCATAATGAATGGTATCTGTTTTTGTTACTATGCCATCTCCTTTAATCCCTGTATTTATAGGTGCAAATCCATAAGAATGATCACCTATAATTTTATTATATTTATTATATTCTTTTATTTGTAACCACATATGACCTGCAGAGGATGTTTTTCTTATTGAGCCATTAAACCCCTCAAATCTAGGAGAGCCGTTATCGTCAGACATTGGTGTTCCAGGATAAGCAGTGTAAATAGTAACTGTATATTTATGCTCAGCGATATCTATAATTGGTGTGGCATATGATTGATTTCCTTGACTGATATTATTTTTGTAAGAAGATTCTTCAGGGGGTGTTGCATTTACAGCACTAGCACTAGTATGGTTGGTTGACGCAATAACAATATTTGAACCGAAAGGACATCCACATTGCACTATAGAACCTTCGACAGCCTGTACTTTTCCATGATTATTGATTCTATTTTCGCCTGTAATAATTTTTCCAGCTTGCCCACATTTAGGACAAATAGTGGTAGGATCTCCTACTCTAAGCGCCATTTTTTGATGACAACTTACATTTTGAATGGTAGCACTACAAGTAGCACCCGTTGTTGTTTTATCACCATTTATGGCCATAGCCTTACCAAAAATATTCGGTCTTAATTTAGACATAGAATTTTTTCTTATCCTTTAAATTATGTATCCTGGTAAAAAGGTTAGTTATTAACATAGGTTTTTATAGTAATAAAATAACTTAACCCATTTATTTCTAATTCAGGCCAATCACCCAGAACAGTGACTTCTAATCTATATTGACCATATTCAGATGGAACTGGAGTAATAGTAAATGCATCACTACTACGAACAATATTGTTTCTATGTATAGAGTCAGAAATTAAGTATTCAGACATATCACTATTTACTTTATATAATTTCACTCTGAATATTTCAGAATCTCCAATATTTTTTATTGGACCATTATGAGTGAATATCTCTGTTGGGTAGAAATTTAACTTGGTGTTTTTATCTTGTTCAACATTTAATATGATATGGGATGACGGAGGTGATACAGGGAATAAATATAATAACTTAGGTGAAGGAATTGGAGTTTTCCAAAAAACAAAGTTAATAGAGTCCCCTTTTTTATACAGTTTTATAGGTATATTAATAGGGTGCCCTTCGGCTATTTTAGGTGACAAGAAAAAATATGGATCATTATCTACTGGTTTAACCCATTGATATAAAAGAACTCCAAATCCACCAATCAATAATCCCAATATAAACAGAATCCTTTTCATATACATAAATCCTTAGATTAAAGAAGCTATATATAATATAGCTTATAGTTTTGGCTATGCTAGCGATATATAAACATTACTTTTTTTTTAATGATGATAGCTTCTCACACCATATATCAAGAGTTTCCCGTTTTTCTCTTAAATAATCATATCTGTCATAATGCTTTTGAGAAACGCCTGATCTTTTGTGGTTTTGTACCATATCCCTTAACTCAGAACTTATTTCCATTTCCACAGCTAATGTTTCGAATACTCACTAAATCATGTTTACAGTTCTAATATGTGGTTATCAAAACCAATAAAAGTATTATGTTAATCAACTAGTTATAAAAAGGCATATTCATGATCTTTTGAGTGTGAAAAGAGTAAATATAGCTTATTAAACAAATGGCTAAAAATAGTAGCGATATATAATGTTACGCCACATGGGCTGGACAGAAGCTGCTGACTTAATCATTAAAGATATCGGTTTACATTTTTCTTGCATAAAAGATGAATTTATATTTGATGAGCCGTAGATAAAGATAAGATTGAATAATTATTTTATAAATAAAAATTTAAGATAAAGTCTTTCGATTAATTGACGATATACATAATTACTTATCTTAAGTTAGAGATTGGGCTTGTGAAAAAAATATTATTATTATCACTACTGTTTAGTTCTTCTGTGTTTGCACAAAATGTCGATGTAGGGCAAGTCTGTAAAGCGTCTGCGGCAACTATGTTTGGTCGAGATCATAAGATTATACAATTAGACGCTATTGAAAACGGTATTGCTTATGTTCATTACATTCGTTCAGTTGATAACAGTCGCTGGGCTATTAAATGTAAACTAAATGGCAAAAAGGTCATTTGGGCATCAAACAATGCAGATAGCACGGGTCGATGGAGAGACGATCCTTTAGATAGTATTGTGAAATATTCTGTAAATGGCGGGGATATCATGATTTCTGAAATATATAGTGATGGTTCTAAAACGGAAAAACATATCTAATAAAAGAGTTATAAATTATCACCTGTTTTTGCACTCTTTTATGTTAAATATAAATACAAGTCAGAAGTTTGATAACTTCTGGCTTTTTTGTTACCTAAATAAAGGATATAGATACAGTTATATAATAATGATGCATTAGTTGTACTGAAGCATTACCAGAGAATTGGTATTGATTTGATAGTGACTGGTCCCCCTTATTTTCGGATTAAATCTTGTGCATGGGATAATCAGTGGGTAAATGAAGCAGAATACTTAGCATGGCTAGATGACGTATTAACTGAGTTTTGGCGAGTATTGAAATCGAATAGTAGCTTGTATTTATTTTGTGGCTCTAAGCTTGCCTCTGATACTGAATTATTAGTAAAAGGGCGGTTTAATATGCTAAGCCATATTATTTGGGCTAAACCTTCAGGCCCTTGGCGGCGCCAGAATAAAGAAAGCCAGCGTACGTTTTTCCCCTTAACAGAACGCATATTGTTTGCGGAACATAATCAAAGGCCAGTACAAGCAAAAGGGGCTGAGTTTGTTATAAAGTGTCATGAACTCAAGCAATAAGTATTTAAACTACTAATGGATTATTTTATCGATACACGATCAGCATTACAGGTTAGCGTTAAAAAAATAAATAAAGTAATAGGAAAGAAAATGGCAAATCACTGGTTGGGGCGCAGTCAGTGGCAATTACCATTAAGGGATGACTATCAAAAGTTACAAATATTATTTTCACAACGAGCTACGCATATTGATCAGTTATCACCGTTATCACGCACCTATGATGATTTGTTGTCAGAACATAAAGTTTCTCAGATACGTTATCAAGCATTGGTTGAAGAATACGGATTATTGAAACATGTCTGCTTATTCTCAATTAAGAAAACGGAGCAAAGAGGTTTATGAACTAACTAAAACTTTTTCTGGAACGGGATATTATTTTTATCTTAAAAGCAGTCAAACTATTATAGGAGGAGGAATACAAAGTGCTTTTGGATATTTAACATTTAAGATTGGTCGTAAAATTAGAAATAATGAAATGAAAGGTGCTGGAATTATTGGTTTATCTCTCGGTGGAGGTAAGTTTTTTGACGGTGTATCAGATATAGTGTATGAATTTACTGATGGCGATATTAATTTTGGTGGAGATCCCGTTAAAGAGAGAATTCAGAAAGGATTTGAATTTTTAGGTTTGAATGAGAGTCATGGTGAGATAGGTTATGATGTTATTGATATGACTGTTAGCGTATATAATGGATTCGCTACTTTTGCTAAATATGATTCACCTAATCGTATTATTCATTTACCTGTCACGATGGGCGGGAGAACTTATAGAGCAACACATTTTGATCGGTTGTTTATCAGTAAAGGTACTCGCTTATTTCGTTGGAGTTCATTAGATTTTAAGCGAAAATTTAGTGTTCATAGCAATCCTATATTACTCACTACTTTAGGCTATAATATGGGGAAACTTATCTTAATATTGAAAAAGTATAACAACGAAGAATTAGCTATTGAAAATATTAAATAAATTAGATTAATACTCTAATTAAAAACAGATCATTTTTTCATTATATAGGTCATTACTGCAATTTTCTTTACTCTAAAGAATAAAATTAGTGATATTTTATTCTTTATACAATCATAGATAGTAATTACTAAACTCATGGTGAAGTAAATAAAAACTAAAACTAAGAATGAATAGAATAGATGAGGTGTAGATTCTGATGTAATTATGCAAATAAAAACTATAGTAAGTGAAATAAATAATCCTTCAAATAAGATACGATCAAAGATAAATGTGTCAAAAAACCATTTTTTAAAATTTTCTTCTTTATTGGTTTTGTTGTTATAAGTTTGATTTATTTTTTTTACATCCTTGTCCGATAAGTTTTTAATTATTTTATCTATATCGAATCTTTTCATTATATATTATCTCTAAGTTTTATTTTTCTAATGATAACATAATTAAATATTAAATTGAATTCTAGGGTTTAATTATATTAATGAAATGATACCTTTTAATAAAAAAGGATATTAAGTGCAATTAAAACGGAAAGCAATTGTATTAAGTTGCACCAGTACCATTACTATAGCCTTAACCCTTATTAGTTATTTGGAAGGAATAAAATACAAATCCTATTATGATGTCACAGGTGTTTTGACAGTTTGCTATGACCATACTGGCAATGACATTATTCAGAATAAAATATACACAAAGCAAGAATGTGATGCTTTATTACAAAAAGATTTTATTAAAATACAACGACAGGTCGATGCTTTAGTCAAAGTATCCCTCGATAATCACACTAAAGCCTCTTTATATTCTTTTGCTTATAATGTTGGAATACTAGCATTTTCACATTCTACTTTACTCAAGAAATTAAATGCGGGTGATCAACATGGCGCTTGTGAAGAAATGAAACGTCGGATTTATGCTGGTGGAAAAGTATGGAAGGGTTTAATTAATCGCCGTGAAATGGAATCTGCTTTATGTCATGGAAATCTTTAATTATTGTCTTGTGCTTTATTATTACTCTTTTTCTTATTGTTATCTTCAGCTTTTATCTTTCCATTGATCCTTCTTGTTCTAATGATAAAGCGAGTTTAGCTAAACGCTGTCAACGCGCTATTTCTCATCATAGGTATTAATCAATAATGAATTGAAAAGTTTATATCGCGATTATGGCGATAGTTATTATTGCTGATGGTTATATGGTGGTAAATGAGCAATCAAAAAAAACTCAAATCCTAAGCGAGTGAATATCAGAGCAGCATGTTCCTCCCATATCATCACAAATAGGCATAACCATCGTCTTTTGGGTTTATTAAAAGCAAATATACCTTAATAAATAAGTGGTTAATCATAGTGAGAATACATAATGTTACGCCACATGGATTGGACAAAAGGCGCTGACTTAATCATTAAAGGTATGGAAGGCGCAATTGCCGCCAAGACTGTAACTTATGATTTCGAACGTCAGTTGGAAGGCGCTAACTTGCTGAAATGTAGCGAGTTTGGTGACACGATCATCAAACATATGTAATATAATTAGCGTTGCGAATTGATTATGAGAACTTAAGGGTTCCCTTTTTTGTTATAGGCTTTCTTATGATTTTGTGTAACGTGCTGATGCGTATTTTTGTATTAAAAGTAACCAGATATAGCAAAAGCAAACAAACAATAAATAAAACGTCAGCGTTAAAATCAAGCAATAGAAATAGGCGATAAAGTTTTATTTACGGGATATGAAAAAGAAGAAAAATAATCTGCAAACCGCATGATAAAAGTGGCGGAAATTATCATTTGCAGATTATCTAATGGATTAAAATAAGGTCAGAAATAAGGTTAACACGCGATGATTATCCATTCTTTTCCTCGAATATTGTTATAACGATCGGTTTGTGCACGAGTCGCACGCCCTAATAAAGCTTGTGTATCAATACCCTGCTTTCGATACAAACGTTCTGATAATGAACGTTGTTCATGAAAGGAGGCTGGCATTCCTTCACTCCAATCAATATTGACTACCAAGCACACATTACTCGGTTAAATCAACTCGACATTAAATACACTCAGGATCTAGCTAGTGCAAAGAATAAAGTTAGCCGTTTGCTTGATATCAGCGAGCGTCATCTTGAGCTGGTATACATTAAAGCCAACTATCCAAAGAGTACCGATAGTCTCGCCCCCAGCTTGGCTAATGAAACCACCGCCCGACCTACTGACACCGCTATTAGAAATTATTGGTTGCTCAGAGAGCTAATTGTAAAGTCAGTGCAAATCATTTTAGGGCTACAAGATTTCATTAGAGCTGAGTGTATTGATTAGAGCTTATATTGGTTATTGGTCATTTTATGTGGTTATTTTTTTATATTTCCTTTGAATTTTATAAACATCAAGCATGTAATGCTAATTTTGTGAAAAATACAATTAAATCATATTGTTGAATGGATTATGTTTTTAAAAATCAATCTATACTTAACAGTAAGATCACTGTATATTTATACAGTAAGTTGGGACGGAACTTAATTATAAATCTAGGAGATATGATATGACGGATACACAAAATTCTTATAAAGATGAATACACTATTTTATCTGGTACTAATAAGGAAGCTGTATTTATCAAAGATAACCAACAAATTTCTTGTGAAGGAAAAAATGCACTAATTGTTAGTTTAGGTAATAATGTATCGATTGATGATAATGAGTTTAGCGGTACGGAAAATAGTGAAAATTCTTTATTTGTTTCAACGGGGAAGAATGCATTAATTAATGGTGGCATAAATACTTGTATTTTCTCTTCTGGTGATGAGTCATCAATTGATTTTACTTTTCATAAAATGAAAAATGATGGTTCAGGTTTGACCAATGATAGTGATTCATCGATGGGAAAAACGGTGGCGATAGCTACGGGTAATAATGTGGAAATTACCGCTCCAGAAGTTGCAGATTTATCAATAACACTAGCAACTGGTAATGAAAATAATTTAATTACGGGTAAGAATAATGCCTGTATTATTGCGGGAGATAATAATATTTTTCGTAGTGAGCTGATAGATAATAAAATGCTCTTTAATTTAGGTAACAATTCCGATATTACAGCAGAATACGGTACTTTCGTTAACTTTGGTGATAATGCGAAGTTTATGGCATTGGAAGAGTCAATTATTTTGACAAAATTTGATGCTGTTATTGAAGTTAATATTCACCAAGAAGACGCTGAATCTGTAATTATCACAACGTGGTTTGAAGGTGATGATGAGTACGCACACCGAAGAGTATCGACATATCACTATGGAATTGATTTTTTTAATAACAAAACCTATAAAGTCGGTAAAAAAGGTGAATTAATCGACATTACACTATCCAATCAATAACCCCACGTAAACACTACATTGCGAGGAGTTAATAAATAATATTGAATCCTCTTTACCTTCTGAGGTTCGGATAACATTTATGCGACGCATAAAGTATTGGTTAAAAAATTAAAGGTAGTATTGTGATACTGACCCGCTTCGGCGGGTTTTTTATTGGAGCTAATATGCAATATATTCCCCCTGAAATGCGAATCAGTGTTACCTAATTCTCTTCCACTGACGTTTTGCTTGAACTTTACGAATTTTATTTAACTAAAATAGGCGGTATTTTTGGTACCGCTTTTTTGATGGACTTAATCAGTGTAAAGAACCATTAATCTAGCAAAGAAATATCTATGAGCCTTACCCTGTAAAAGGTGACGTATTTTCATCATCTTGCTGAAGCAAGTAACATTATTTTACTGCCTTTATTATTAAAGTGTAATGCTTATATAGACTTAAAAGAAGGTAACTGATGTGTAACACAATGGTTTCCTCCACCTCCAGCTGCGATAGCATCGATATTTAACATGACAATATCACGGGTTGGATATAATTCAGTTAACATTTTTTGGGCTTTATTATCTGCTTCCTCATCACCAAATTCAGGAGCAATGACAGCATCATTAATGACGAAATAATTTATGTACCCAGCTGCAAAATCAGGATTGTTTTTACTGAAAATACTCTCTCTAGGATATAAAGGTGGTTCCATTGTATGGATTTGTAGTTTTCTTCCATTTGCATCAGTAGAATTCTGTAATATTTCTATATTGTTTCTTGTTACATCATAATCGTACGAATCTGGATCATTATCTAAATTTGCGACCACAATACCCGGCCTCACAAAGCGAGCATAAAAATCTACATGTGCATCAGCAATATCTAGCTCACTTTCACGGCAGAAAATAACTACAGGTTGATATTTTGCAATAGCTTGGGCAATGTTTCCCAATGCAATTTGTACATCTTCAGTCATTTTTCCCCATATAGTCCGTTGTGCTCCAAAGGCTATAAAGGCCAATTGTTGTAATTCACCTTCATCAGGCATTACTCCTAGTTTATCAACCATACTTTCTCCTTTTGCTGAGAGTGAAATACCAAAAGATGTAGCTAAACTGAGCGCACTAATCACCGTAACTTGATGAATAAATTGGCGACGAGTTGAATTCATTAATACCTTCCTTTTTTCTTAATTTAACTACACTAACAACTTAGTAGAGTGCTTCATTTTATTGGTATTGATACTCTAAGAACTAACGATATAATTAGCGTACAATTGATTAGATAGACTTATCAGCGATGTTAAAATATTGGCCACCACTAAATGCATTACGAGGGTTTGAATCTGCGGCTCGACTTGGTAGCTTTCATAAAGCCGCAATAGAATTGAATATCACTCAATCAGCTGTTAGCCAGCAAATAAGAAGCTTGGAAAGTTATCTTGAACAACCATTATTCTTTCGAGAAGGTAGAAGCGTCACATTAACTGATGCTGGAGTGGACTTTTACAATAGTACCCAAGATGTCTTACAGCAATTAGCTGTTGGTGTACGTCGTTTAGATCAATATAAAAAATCAAATCAATTGATTGTTAACACTACACCCGCATTTGCTCGTTATTGGTTATTACCGCGTCTTGATTTATTTCATCAAAAATACCCTGAAATAGATATTTGGCTTTTTACTACTTATACAGTGCCAGATATGGCAATAGAGACAATTGATATTGCTATACGTGATGATATATCGGCACAAAAGGAATGTATTTATAAAGAACTTTATTACGATAAGCTTTATCCTGCATGTAATCCAATTCTACTCAATACTCAGAAAAGGTTAACCTTACATGGAGAAGGAATTATGGATTGGAGTAACTGGACATTGCAGGGGGGCGAATCGGTAGGGCAACAACTAAATGGAATTAATTTTTCAGACCCAAGCCTATTATTAGATGCTATTTGCCAAGGATTAGGGATCGGTTTGGTAAGTCAACTACTTACACTTCAAGTTAAAAAAGATAAAAAAATCAGTTCACTTTCAAAACATTCTATTAAAGGAAATGTTTGGTCATGTCTTATTCATCATGAAAGTGAACTAGGTTTGATGACACAATATTTTTTACAATGGCTAGAGAATGAATTATCAAAATGTACTGCTGAATTTATTTAG